TGAGCCGTACTGGCGGGGGCTTCACTGCGTTTGCTACGCTGGATGAAGGTGCTGCTGAAGTTATCCGCATTGCCCGTATGTTTGAGGAATATAGTGCTGGCGACATTGAGCGTCGCGCTGCCGAGGAAGGTATGTAATGGACAATGTTAAGCTGGTTAGGCGCATTCTAAAAATGGATAGTTGGGAACTTCTAGAACACGTATTGTTCTTTCCAGAACACCTAACAGACAGCTATTACCAAGACTTCGAGCGTGCCATCCGACTGCGCCACAAAGAACTAAAGGAAATCCGAAGTGCCTGATATTAGTAGTCTGGTAACAGACATCTACAAACTTGCAGAAGGGGGAAAACCCCCCGAGTCCTCCACACTAGTCTCTGTAGACTTCGCCAAGTGGAACAAGCCCCGCGATAAGGAACGCGAGGACAAAGTTCTTTACTTCTCAGAAGTAGGCGACCCTTGTGTGCGCCGTCTCTGGTACAAGGTAAACCAACGTGAGGTAGCTGAACCCGTAGATGGTCGCTCCATTGTCAAGTTCTTCTATGGCGACATGCTGGAAGAGTTGGTGTTACGTGCCGCTCAGGCTGCGGGGCATGAGGTCTATGACGAACAGAAGCAGACAATTTATGATGTAGGTAATGGTTGGAAGGTAAGGGGCCGCATTGATGCTGTCATTGATGGTGTTGTTGTGGACGTTAAAAGCGTTACGAAATTCTCGGAAGAGAAGTTTAAAGGAGGACTAAAGGATGATCCCTTTGGCTACTACAGTCAGTTGAACGGCTATGCTAGTTCTATGTCTGCTGGCTCTGCTGGCTTTCTTACTATTCAGAAGGAATTGGGGCACATCAATTTCTACCCGATCAACGTGGACAAAGGACACTTCCATCACCAAGCAGAAGCGGCGTCTGAAGTAGTGTCCTTAGTTGACGTTAGTCCATTACCAGTAATTCCACCAGTGCCACAAAGTAAGACTAGTAAGAACATGAAGCTGGCTACCAGTTGTTCCTACTGTGCGTATAAGAAACAGTGTTTTCCTAAACTGAGGACATTCCTCTACAGTGATGGCCCCGCCTATCTAACCCACGTTGTGGATGTTCCGCGCGTAATGGAACTTGTGTAACAAATTCTATGGAGGTTGTATGCTAATTGAACTTGATGACTTTATGCTGGATAAAATCATTGCACAAGCACTGTTGGACACCTATCGGAGTGTGCTAGACAACCCTCACAAAGTTCCAATCTTCTCTACGGATAAAGAAGAGGAAGACAAGCAAGTTAAGAAGCTACTTAAAAGCATTGAGATGGTACACAATTGGTACAATGTAAAGCCTCTACAAGAGCGCCTTAAGCAAGAACAGGCTCTAGAAGAACTCTCTGACATTAGCCAGGAGCTTGAGCTAGAATGAAGATATTAGTAATGCCTGACGCGCAGGTGAGGAAGGGTGTCCCCCTAGAGCATCTAGATTGGGCAGGACAATACATTGTAGATAAGAAGCCCGACATCATTGTCAACATGGGAGACTTCGCAGACATGCCTTCCTTGTCCACCCACGACAAGGCTGGTAGCAAGGTGTTTGAGGGGCTTAGGTATAAGGATGATGTGGAGGTAGCCAAGGAGGCTATGGGGCGCCTTCTAGGCCCCTTAGAACGCCTGCAAACGACACAGAAAAAGAACAAAGAGAAGGTGTATAAGCCTCGCCTGGAACTCCTACTAGGAAACCATGAAAATCGCATTGAACGTGCTGTAAACAATCTACCAATCCTTGAAGGTACTATTAGTACGAAAGACTTGCAATATGAACGTCATTGGAACGTACACCCCTTTCTACAACCGCTTACCATTGAGGGAGTGGTATTCAATCACTACTTTCCAACTGGCCTTATGGGGCGTCCAGCTTCAACTGCCTCTGCAATGGTTGGTAAACTGCATCAGAGTTGCATAGCTGGGCATCAGCAAGGGAGGCAAGTAGCCTATGGCCGTAAGGCCGATGGCTCCTCCATTACGTGCATCATCGCTGGTTCCTTCTACCTCCATGATGAACATTACATGGACGTTACCAGTAACCGCTATTGGCGTGGATTGGTGATGTTGCATGAGGTAAAAGACGGACACTTCGATGAAATGTTTGTGTCAGTAAACTATCTAAGGAAAAAGCATGGATGACGTTCCTGGGCAGTGGAACAAGAAGTCAGATGAGAAGTGGAAATACTTGTGTACAAATTGGGCGTCACTACAAGTGGAGCTTGACAAAACCAAAGGCCCCTCAATCGAGACACACGGTAGGTGGTGGGTTAACGAAACCTCCCTAGACGAGTTGGTGGATGCATTAAGCCACATCCGCACTGAAGTATATGGCCCACGGGAGGGTAAATGAACTACTCAGAAAAACTAAAGGCAGTGACAGATTGGACGTATGAGAATGTATCCAGTGTAGATGAATTTTGCGTAATGTTTGACATTGAGCTGGAACATCTAGTAAAATGCTTCCCTGACGCCCTAGTGCGCTCCTACAACAAAGTGTTTCCACCAGACGTAGACAATGACGACCTCAGTGATGAACTCGAAGAAGATGCGTGGCGGGGCTTTCACCCCATCGAAGAAGACTGACAACAAACCTGACTCCCTGTTGGAGCTAGGAAAGCAACGTAAGCGTGAGTGTCTAAACCGCACTCGTAACCAAGAGAGTTTGGAAGCAATTAAAGAGTACGTACATGAAGACAGCACCAATCAGCGTTACCCTTATTGATAAATGCGGCACTGACCTCAGTGTAGTGAATGCTGCACGGGTTAGCTTTCACAAGGAAAGTGAGTGGGAGTTTGTTGTTGAAGAGGACTCTTTCACGCGGTTTGACGGCGCTCCGGCGCGTAATGTACTTAGTGTGCGTGATGAAAAACTCATCAACTACCTAGCAAAGCACGATCATCTGTCTCCCTTCAACCACTCGTTTCTAAGTTTCCGTGTTAAGGCGCCAATCTTCGTCGCAAGGCAGATGGTAAAACATAAGTTCATGCCTTGGAATGAGGTGAGTAGACGCTATGTAGACGAAGAACCTGAGTTCTATATTCCTAATAAGTGGCGAGCTAAGGCAGTAGATAAAAAGCAGGGTAGCGGCGAGGCGCTGTATGATCGTGATGAGACATTTGAGGAAGTAGCGGGTGACGCACTCTGGTGGTACCGTGACGCTATTAAGCGTGGTGTGTGCCCCGAGCAAGCCCGCATGATTCTTCCACAAAACACTATGACAGAGTGGATTTGGAGTGGTACACTAGGAGCCTTCTGTGCTATGTTGAAGCTGCGCCTCAAACCAGACACACAAGAGGAAACCCGTGCGGTAGCTTCCCTTATCAGTAAGGAAGTGGAACGACTGTTCCCAATTAGCTATGGAGCACTTGTAAATGAGTAAGTTTGATGTGTTCATGGTAATTGCTACCATTGTAGGTAGTAATCTTGCTTTCTTCCTTACAGGAATCCACCTTGGAGAGCACGACAGACAAGCAACCATTGTAAAAGAATGTAAGGAGACTGGTATGTATGTTGATAGGGGCCTATTCATCTTCTGCCAAGCAGGTAAGCCGAAGGTTGTGCCTAAACCTGAAACGCTGTGACTGTTCCAGTTGAAGGATGGACAGAAGGGAGATTCAACGCCTTCATTACTAGTACGTTACGTGGCGGTATGCGGCGATTCCCAAACAAGTGGATTGCGTTGAAGGGAGCCTACACTGGTAAACGAAAAGGAAAGAGCGGAAGAGAAGCTGCCCACTACAAGTGTGCAGCATGTGCTGATGAATTTACTAGTACAAACGTCGAAGTCGATCACATTCGCCCTGTTGTTGACCCTGTGCGTGGTTTTAGTTCTTGGGACGAATATGTACAGCGCCTATTTTGCCCCGTAGACAACCTACAAGTATTGTGTAAGCCCTGCCATAAACTTAAATCAAAGGAAGAAAAAGCATGTCGTACCCTATTGACCTCGCAGAAGACGACTTCTCAGTCGGACAGCCCTCCCCTGAAGAAGAAGCGGAAGCCGCGTTCTACTTCTTCATCCAAGACCTCAACCACTACGCGCAAAGCGGCAAGTTCGGCCGGCGCATCTGGGAAGCCGCCAGCGAAGAAACGCGCCGCATCCTCACGAACCAAGTAGTGTTTAAAGACGTTGGCCCTAAGTTTACAGAGATTCTTAATGGCAATCGTAGTTGATTTCATCAGAGGGTTTGTAGTGGGTGTGGACTTTCCAGGGGACGGTTTCCACTGCGCCCTATTTCTAGGAATTGTCCGCATTTGTTTTGTAACTAAAGAAGTGTATGAGGAATTTAATGACTGAACTACCGCTGTATGAAAAGATTTTTTATGTATACGAACACAGACACCCTGAGTGGCTGCACACTCTTATCAGTAATGGGTACTCCCCCGACCAGTGGGTGCGCGTTATTTTCCGTGGCCTGAGTAAAGCAGAAGCTCGTAGCACAAAAACACAGCTAATTAAAGAAAAATTACCTATCTACAATAAGTGTTACAATAGTAAACACTGGTCTAAAGGGCGGTCAGTAAACAAAGAACAGGTTAGTTTTATGAAAGCGTTAAAGCAAATGGGTTACGGCTATGGAGCTATTACCCATTTAGTCGGCGGCGATAAAAATAAAGTTATGTCAATCTGGAGGCAAGCACAATATGAACTCTGAACTGGATCTCTACACCTCGTTTATCGCCAAGTCGCGTTACTCCCGTTTCCTAGAAGATAAGGGTCGTCGTGAACATTGGCACGAGACTGTCAATCGCTACATGACGTTCATGGATGAACACCTTATCAATAAGCATGACTACCACATGCCTGCTGAACTCCGCATTGAGTTGGAAGCAGCCATTGTAAATCGAGAAGTTATGCCCTCTATGCGGGCTATGATGACTGCTGGTGCGGCCCTAGAGCGAGACAACGTAGCAGGGTACAACTGCTCCTACCTCCCTGTAGATGATGTCAAGAGTTTTGATGAGGCCATGTACATTTTGCTGTGCGGTACTGGTGTGGGTTTCTCAGTGGAAAGTAAATATGTCAACAAACTACCAGAAGTTCCGACAACACTGTTTGACTCCGCTACTACTATCGTCGTGGCTGACAGTAAGGCAGGTTGGGCCAAAGCCCTACGACAACTCATCGCCCTCCTATATGCAGGAGAGATTCCAAAGTGGGATGTCTCTAGGGTGCGTGCTGCTGGCGCTCGACTCCGTACTTTTGGCGGGCGAGCCAGTGGGCCAGCACCTCTGGTTGACCTCTTCAAATTCACTATTAGTAAGTTCAAAGGGGCAGCGGGTCGTCGTCTTACATCTCTAGAGTGCCATGACATTATGTGTAAGGTGGGTGAGGTGGTTGTGGTGGGTGGTGTACGCCGCTCCGCTATGATTAGCCTCAGTGACCTCAATGACGATAGGATGCGCCATGCTAAGTCTGGACAATGGTGGGAGCGAGAAGGACAGCGCGCACTTGCTAACAATAGCGCGACATATAATGTCAAGCCAACAGTGGGTGAGTTTATGTCAGAGTGGCTTTCTCTGTACCAATCTTACAGTGGAGAGCGAGGAATCTTCAACCGAGAAGCTGCTAAACTTCAAGTTGCAAGGAACGGGCGGCGAGACACGAACTTTGAGTTTGGAACTAACCCTTGCTCAGAAATCATCCTACGCCCATATCAATTCTGTAACCTTTCTGAGGTGGTTGCCCGATCAACTGACACCCGAAGTGATTTGGAGCGAAAGGTGCGACTGGCCTCTATCCTTGGAACCTTTCAATCTACACTGACAGACTTTCCCTACCTACGAAAGGTGTGGCAGAAGAATACGGAAGAGGAACGCCTGCTTGGCGTCTCCATCACTGGCATTCTAGACTGCCCTCTTATCAATAATGCAAATTCTAGCGAACTGCCAGGAATCCTTGAACAGCTTCGTGGTGTGGCTGTGGACGCAAATAAACTCTTTGCAGGAGAGTTGGGCATCCCTGCATCCGCTGCCATTACTTGCGTTAAGCCCTCTGGTACTGTTAGCCAACTGGTTGACAGTGCTAGTGGTATTCATGCTCGACATAGTGGGCACTACATTAGGCGTGTGCGAAATGACAATAAAGACCCTATTACAGCGTTTCTGAAAGAGGCAGGAGTACCTGCTGAACCTGACGTAATGAAGCCGCTAGACACCACTGTGTTCTCGTTCCCAATGAAGAGTCCAGAAGGGTGTGTTGTACGTGATGATTTGTCTTCCTTGGAGCATCTACGTCTTTGGCTTGTCTATCAGCGCCATTGGTGTGAGCATAAGCCTTCTGTTACGGTGTATGTAAAGGAAGAAGATTGGCCTGAAGTAGGTGCTTGGGTGTGGAAGCACTTTGACGAGATTAGTGGTGTGAGTTTCCTGCCTTGGGATGGGGGCAGTTACAAGCAGGCACCGTATGAAGAGATTGACAAAGAGATGTACACTAAGCTACAATTGACCATGCCAACCTCCCTTGACTGGAACTCTTTTAAGGAGAAGGATGACAATGTAGAGGGTGCTCAACAACTAGCCTGTGTGGCGGGAGTGTGTGAACTATGAAAGTTACAACCATCATTGAACACGAAGACGGGGGTGCTGATGTTATGCTGGAAGACATCACTCCCCGCGAAATGGAAGCATTGGTGCAAGCTGGCTTTGCACAACTACTAAAAGAGTATGCAGACCAACTAGAAGCCAAGCGCAAGGTGCCAGCAATTCTACGAGGTGACGAAAAGTGAAGCTACAGAAAGTACAGAAGAAGCAAATGAAGGGGACATCTGGGCCGCAACTCTACGCTTGCACGGTGGAGTTTACAGAGGATGAACTAGCCTCTTTCATTGACAATGTGGTGGTGGAAACCTCTCCAGGTGTGGCTGAAGACCTTACTAGTTTCGTACTAACTAAAACTATGGGGATTAAATCGCCTCTAGGTTTCACCACAAGTACATACGGCTCGGCGCCAAAAGTTACTCCGTATACAAAAGAACGCGGTTCCTTTTGGGAAGACGAGGTGTTTAAAGTTACCACAGCATGACGCAAGAAGCTGGCCGCCAAGGAAGTTTCTCAGTGAAACAGGTTGGCGGGGACCACTACGAGAGGTGCTCAATTCAACCTTGGGCAGTTATTACTAGGAATAGACTAGACTACTTTGAAGGAACGATGTTGAAGTACCTTCTTCGCCATAGAAATAAAAATGGCAAAGAAGATTTGTTGAAGATGCAGCACTTTCTATCCTACACTTTGGAGCACTACGATGAGCTATATCCTAAGCCGTAAGAACGGCAGTTTTCCTGGTGGTAAGCGCACCCTGCGCTTCCTATCATACAACGATATGCGGGCCTACCTACGCTCTTACATGCGCTACTTTACTGGCAGTAAGTGGCAGCGATCTAATCACCCGCCTATGTGGCTTATTCAACAATTTACGCACGTCATCATCAAGAAAGGAATCTAAATGTTCATCCTCAAGATTAACGAACACCGTGACTGGTTCTTCTCAACTACCTACTACGAGTATGACAACAAGGCGCAAGCCATCGAAGTTGCACGAGAGTTGGCAGCAAAGGGAGTGTCGTCCACTCTGCTAAAGCCGTATAAGAAGTTTGAACGACCTGTACTAGAAGTAGTTGAACTAGACGTGTAAACAAAAATGGGGGCGCAATGCCCCCATTTTTTCTTCCAGTGGTGTTACTTAGTTAACACCATTTTTCTTCTCATAGGTACGCAATGTACCTAGTCCTAGCATACCGCCCAACACGTAGAGAAGAATCTCCGTGTCCACAACAGGCGGCGCAGGCCACCCATGCAGCAACGCTACCCACGCCAACACGTAGTAGCCTACAGATGCATAGAGAAGACCAATACCCCCTACCCATCCCGCAAATGGTCGCCATCCTGCTACAAACATGGATTGGTGTTTAGCCTCTTCCATGTTCACTTGCAGTTGCCCAATGACCTTCTGTAGGTCGCCCGCTTGGGCCATTTTGAACAACTCCATTTCAGCCTCTGCCTTCTTGGCAGGGTCTGGCATCCAACGGTCTATGAGGGACTTGCCAAGTTCAAACAACGGGCCTACTAGTAATGGGTTCACATTATGCTCCTACGAAGTAGCCTACTGTAGCACGCCAAATTACGTTGGTGGTTGCAGGACACACAATGGTGGTGGCAGTGTTTTGTGCACTGGATACAATTGGGAATACAAAATCTTCACGGAACCTGTCCAGCGTACCCTGTGCAGCAGCATCTGCCGCAAATGAAAAAGCAAAAGAGCCGGGTAAATTGGTTGTCGTAACCGTAACAGGTGCAGCCGCAGCCGTAAGTAGTGCAGCAGCAAATCTGTCGATGGACACAAAGGTTAGGTATTGACGAAGACCCACACCCGGAGCGGGTAGTGTTAGAGTAACAGCAGCGCCAGATGCGCCAACAGCAGTGACGAGGAGAGGCGCTACACTGCCATAACGCGCACCATCGTTAAATTGCGCTGTAGAGGCGTTAATGGTAGCAGTGACAGCACCGCTGGTATAGGCAGTGACGAAAACACGCACCTTCTTGAAGCCAGAACAACTACCCATCCAAAGACCTGACGCAGTGCCTGCCACACCCAGCACAAACACACCACCAACTTGTGGCCGCACTGGAATAAGTATGTAGTTTACACCATCAAGTGTACCCTGCACGGCCACGGTGAGGTTGAATGTACCGCGAAGGTCCACACTCACAGTGGAACATCCGTCGCAGTCAATTTCAACTAAAGAGTTTAGTGCCCCTAAATTAACTGTAGCAGCAATGTTCTCTCGTGGGTGTAATACACCACTAGTAAAATCTCTAGATAGTTTTGCCATTTATGCTCCTACGTAGGCAAGTTTTACAATGCCACTAGTCCTCGTTGAAAAGGATATGTTAATTTGAAGTTGGCCTGTTAGCGGCGTTGCCGACATGGCCGCTACATCTAACATGGTGGGTTCATTCTCATCACTGTCACTGTGAGGTGCCAATGATAGGCTTACAACTGAAGAAGGTGTAATGCCAGTTGCTGTCACTGTTTCAGTGTGTTCTAAAACACCCCGTCCTGCTGGTAGTGTGACGTTCACTACACCACGTAACACAGTGGCATCTGTACCTGCGGGGCCAGTAGCTCCAGTGGGACCAGTAGCCCCTGTAGCACCTGTGGGGCCGGTAGGCCCTGGAGGACCGGGAGGGCCAACACCACCCCCACCCCCTGAAGCACGCTGTCTCCATAACGTAGCAAGGCGGTTCTTATCTTGAACTTCCTTATTAGTAGCCACAGTTC